GGCTATCACTGTAGCTGTACGAACTTGCACATGCTTGTGATCTCCAACGACTTCAATCTTATCTTCTACTTGTGTTTCTGTTAGTGCCATATTGGCCTCCTTTGTTTTATCGTGGCTTTATTGCCACCTGACTACCCAATCTCTGAAAGGGTTATGTTATTATGCAATACGATATGTGAGGGAAAAACGTATCGAGAAAGTATCTGTTATTCTACCATTAGTAAGGTTACTGGACATACTATTCCCAGAAGCGAAAGCTACAAACATAGATATATCTGTAGTGCCACCAGCACCTAGTAACCCTATCGGAGAATATACGTTAGCCGTGCCATTAAAATAAGCACACAGGCTTGAGCCGCCGTCTAAACTTGTCCCACCTGTTCGGTCATAAACAGTAAAAGGCAAGCCTGACATGTTTACATTACCTCCATTTGAGCCTTTACTACTAAGTGCCATATCCCCTTCAACAAAAACAAGTTTTCCTATTTTTGTATAAGACGCTGATCTATGGTTATAAGTAATACCTCCTCCGGAACTATTTATTTGAAGACTCGGTGTCCAAGTGCCAAATTCATAATCGTCCAGATAATTAGCCGCCCCAGTACCGCCGAGGTATACACCGCCTGATGTGTAGAGGTCTTTGAAGCGTCCTCCAGACCAACCTAAATCAACAATGCCATTTGTACCTGCACCAGAACCATTTGTTGGGTTTATCTTTGGGTTATCACCATCAAAGTTTAGACCACACCCTGTACCATCAGGATTTGCTAGATAAAGAATATCACTTGCAGTTACCCCAATACTACCTACAGCTGCGCCGTCTTTGCGTAATGACAAAATACCGCCATCTGAGTTCAACCTGTTTAATACCGTAACATCACCACCATCTACTGTGTGATAAGCTAGACCTGTTGCTCTTATATCGTGTCCTGTTGAACCAGTACCATCAGCACTCGTCTTGCCGATTAACACATTTTCTGAACTATCAATCGTAAGTGCCACTGCGTCTGCGTTATCGTCAATGCCTACAGAGGTGAACGCACCTTGAACCGTGAGGCTCGAAGCAAACGTCGTTGCATCCGCTATCTCAGCCGGTGGTACAGTCGTCATGACCGCCGGTCCTAGATGAACAACGTAAATGTTATTCGTCCCCGTTGGAGGCGCTGACGTAAATGTAAGCGTGGTTCCCGATACAGAGTACGCGACCGTCGGGTCTTGTATGACATTCTCTACTACGACCCTGACGTCGTTCGTTACGGTCGGCAATGACATTGTAAAGGCGGTGGCTGAACCGTTGCCACTAAAACTGTCTTTTACAGTGTTCGTATATGCTTCCGCAGGTACATTACCAAGTGTGGCCATTAGGTGATCTCCAGTATACTCATTACTACGTCAACAGAACTTGCAGTGTTCGAACTTACCTTAACACTATGTGTGGCTTCTAGCACTACTTTTTGATCTCCGCCAACAATAACTATAGAACCACCACTTGGAACCGGGGCATCTTTAATCAAATGTGTGTCGTTCGATCCGTCGTTTACCACCGCGGTAATTAAAACCTGCGAGGCTGTAACGTTCGATACGGTCAAACCAATAACCGTTGTAGCTGTTGATGAAGGAACCGTGTAACTGCCTACCGAAGTAAGCGAAGTGCCTATAGTTCTTGAAAGTTTATTTTTAAACGTATTTGCCATTGTCTATCCTATCCAAGTGCGATCGCTAGGGCCACCGCTGTACCAGCAGGGTCTACTTCTAAATTTGTTTGTGCGGCCGCAACGGTAGAAGCACCTGTGCCCCCGTCTGCAACTGCTAAATCAGTTATACCAGAAATTACGCCGCCTGTAATGTTTACTGACGACATGGCTAAATTTGCCGTAAAATCAAATACCGCGGCTCCGGAACCCGCACCATCTGTGTAAATTAGTTTTGTATCCCCGTTGGCTACTGTAACGTTAGCTCCTGTACCCTGAGAAAATATAGCCGATTGACCCGAATTGTTGTAAACCATGTAGGTTTTCTGAGCATCGTTAGGTGCAATCGTAATAGTGTTTGTTCCAGAAGGTGATCCCCCTAATACCAAAACTTTGTACATACCATCAGATAATGTACCGTCTGTAGTTGTTAGAGTGTGCGTCGTACCAGAAAGAGTTATGGTACCGACCCCCGTGAGAACGCGGTCTACAATTTGTAAGTTAAGGTTAGTTGTGTCACCCCACGCGCCCGACTGCTCACCTGTTGCGATAAGCTCTATGCCGTTTGCTGTTGTATATGTACTTGGCATGTTTTTCTCCTACGCCGCTATTTCCGTCCATCCCGGTGATTGAGAGGGTTCTACTTCATCCCATCCCGGGGTTTGTGACGGTGCGATACCATTCCAGTTTGGGTTTTGATTTGGATCAACTTGGCTCCAAACAAAAACTTCGCCTAGCTCGGCTGTAGCAGATACCCCCGTCACAGAGGTATTCGCTTCGGCAATTACTGTTACAGTACCAACATTTCCGGTACTTTCCAACCCTGTTACTGGAACAATGACTCGAATGCCGACTTCGACGTCACCTAATCCACCAGAAGCACTAACCCCAGTAGGCTGTACAAGGGCGTTTGAACTAACTAATACAGTGCCTAATGCGCTCGTTGCAGAAAGCCCTGTTGGTAAAACCAGAGCGTCCGCTTCAACAGTAACCGTTCCTATTGATCCTGTAGCAGAGATACCCGTGGCCGGTACGACTGCTTCCGCTACAATTTCTACAGTGCCTGTCGATCCGGTTGACGTAACGCCCGTAACATCAACATCGGCGTTAGCCGAGACCACCACCGAACCAACAGAGGTGGTTCCTTCTAACCCAGTAAGGGAAACATTAGCATCTGCTACAACAGTAGTTGATCCAATTTGTCCCGTGCCTGCAACAGTTGTTGGTAAAACAACCGCATCCGCGGTTACGGAGACAGACCCAACAGAGCCCGTGGCTGTCTCTCCTGTAACCACAACATTAGCATCTGCCACAACAACGACAGAGCCAATTCCACCCGTCGCCGCAATCCCCGTTACAGGAATATTGGCTTCAGCCGAAACAACAACGGAGCCGACCGCACCAGTAGCGGCCTCCCCCGTAACAACAACCGGGATAGCTGTGTCCCAAGGACCTTGGGACCATGTACCTCTTCCCCATCCGGTTATTGCGACCATAAGGAGTTACCTCTTAGGCGATACGGATAATGGCGTTGCTTGCGTCCGCTGTTGGAAACTGTATAGTAAAGTCGCCGTTAGTGGATGTTTTGTCAGCACCAAAATCTAATATGGCAACCGCATCAGTTGTGCCCGAGCCGCCGCCTGTTTGAGTGTTATAGATCATTGCACCACGCGCTGTGATTGTTGATGACGAGAAGGTCAAATCATTAAAATCAGTAAACGCCGTTGTACCAGAGCTTGTCGGAGTAACGTTTGTTAACGCACCGCCGCCAGCACTATAACCCGTGCCAGAGGCTTCGTTAGTAGTGGAATAATCTGTTGTTGCAGCACTTAGAGTAGCACTACTTGTAAACAGAGCAAGCTTCATTGCATCGGCTCCGTTTGTAAAATCGTGTTTTCCTTCAAGTAATTCTTTCTTGAAAGACGTACACATTGCTTGTGTGATCGCCATTTTAAAGTCTCCTTATTGCGTCAGCCAGTTCGGGGTGCCCTGCTTCTCGTAGGGCATTATACACAGTTGTTCTGTCGCTACGAATAGCTTCTCGCATGTAAAACGCAACGACTTTCTCCATGTGTCTTTGGAACGCTCTGGCCTGATCACGTATGACGGGGTGAGTTCCGTCAGACACACTAATCAGCTTTTCAACACAACGTTCCGCAACTTCGTCCGGGCTAAAACCTCTGTTTTCAGTGGTTTTTACCACTAAAACCGGGTCTTCCGGGATGTTTACATCTATTTTAAACATTATTGCTTCTCTCTTATTACTCTTCCAACGCGATATTCTTGCGTGGTTTCTTTGGCTTCGCCTAACATTTTAAGCCCCATCAAGGATTCTTGGAAACGCTTGTCATAAGTAGCCATTATGTCTTGCTCACCCTTCATAAATAAGTAGGCTTCTATCAAACTACCATATAAGAGCGCTAATTCTCCATTTGTACTCAACCAAGTTGTTCCACTGCCCGCACCGGCTGTTAAACTGGTAGGTCTGTATAAGTAGTGAAGCTCTACTGTTAAATTAGACGGTGGTGTGGGGGCAACAATGAAGTTATCCACGTCAAACTGCGCGTAATACTGCGGAGACCCCGTTGTAGCAACGTTTGGATTGTAACTTTGAACAAAACTAACATCTTTGAACTCCACAAAGACCTTGTTACTGCTTCCGTCCGTAAAACTTAGAGAAAAAGGAGCTAAAAAGTCGCTGGGACAGTTTAAATAGGGGTTATTAGAGGTCAAATTAGCTGTTTGGTTTCTGCGAAACAGGTCTAACTGTATGTTTTTTAGTATGCGCTCTTCCGAAGCTCGAATAAATACAGGTAAATTGTTCACAAAAGACGTTTCTGTGTTTTCTGTATAATCTTGAATTGCTTGTTTAAGCTGATCGTATGTAAAACTCATGTGATTACCACCGTGACATAGCCGATTTGTCCAAAAGCAGACACTGGCCGGTTATTTGGTTGCAGTACAGTAGGCATACCCACTGTGACGACGGAAGGTTCTACGCGATCAGGACGAGCGTTTTGTAGTGCCTCCGGGTCTACGACCTTTCTAAAAGGGCCTAATTGAGGTTGCTTAGATTCAAACTCATCTTTTCCGACAAGAAGTCCGTTCCATTCTTTACGCATATCTTTATATCGGTACCTAAATCCCGATCTATCTGATATGGCGTATGAATTTTTACCGGATGCGAACTTAGACATTAACCCACCCTATAATATTCGTATTTAGGAACAACGTTGAAAGAAGAACGATCTCTATCTTCTGTCGCCGCCCTGTCAAACTCTTCTTCATAAACCGCTTTTAACATTTGAACGCGGTTTGGAGCGCGCTTTAAAGCAATATAATATGCAAGTCCCGCCGCTAAACAAGGGTAAAACCTGAAGGGCATATCCACAGTGTTTGTGTATACATCCGCATCATCCATGCGTGTTAAAGCGTCATAATACACAACGTCTGTGTTATTATCAGGCACCGGCCATAGGTTTAAAACGGGTGTGACTTGTCGATCTAAGAAGAACTGGTTTACACGCCCTTGAGTTGTTTTGTTTGGAATACTTAAAAACCCATCACGACTCAAACGCTCTAGCGAGTAATCTGTCCCATTGCGCCTTACCACAACAGAAAGCACGTCGATAACGTCTGCACCTAAATCATAGTTTCCATCGGCCGCAACCATTGTTACAGTGCGTTGCTTTATAGTCCATTGATTAAGACCGCGGTTAGCCCAATCTGCAAGCAACAGATTGAGAGAACGTTTCGCAGTTTTAAGGTCGTAACCAGTACGAACCTCAAGCCCACAACGCTCGAACGCCTCCTCGACGTACTCAGCAACGTCTAATTCAAAATCTTTGCTTCCAGATACTGCCATTTTACTTCTTCTTTACAGCGCCACCACGGCGCATTTTCTTAACCATGCCGCCACTTCGCATCTTTTTTACCATGCCTCCGCTACGCATTTTTTTAACCATGCCGCCTTTGCGCATTTTCTTTACTTTACGAGGTTTCATCGCCATTTTTTAATCTCCTGTAAAATTTTTTACGTTTTTCATAGATTTCCAAAGCATTATACTCAGGATCATAGATACCATAATAACCTTTTTTGTCCAACTTGTCTGCCGATTCCTGCAATTTAGACAATCTTTGAATAAATATCATTGCATATGGAGTGTCTGTTTCCGCCTCAAACTCAGCTTCTTCCACAAACTCGTTCTGTTCGTCATCAGGGTGAAAGCCCATTAACCATATATCTTTATCGATAAATGCCCCCGTAGAAATAAACTCGTTTAAATCATCTAAATACTCATGAAAAGCTTCCGGGTCTTTATCGTTGGATAAGTCAGCTAATATAGCTAATTCAAACTTATCGTCGAATTGAGATATACAGGAATACAGACTTTGGTAGTTTTCTTCATGTTTAAATAAAATAGCTACCTTATCTTCAGCCCACGCTTGTTTAGCATAAGGACAAGGCGGAACGCCATTAAAGTGGGGGCTGGGTATTTCCAAAACCTCTTTAGACCAACGCCTGATTTCTTTTTGAATGTTGTTTTCTAGGGATGCCATCATGATTGCGTTACCGATCCCTTTGTTCTTTTTCGTCTTTCACTCATTATTGCACCGCAACCACGAGCAACGGCTGTTCCGGGTACGGATTTGCCGTTAAATTTTCGTTTAGGCTTAGTTACTTCTCCCCCAAGCCTCATTTTTCTTACCGTCGCCGCCCTTGTATTGGAAACAACCTGTTTGCCTTTAGCGCCTTCGCGTTTCTTTTTGCGAGCGGTCGAAGCCCGTTCAGATTTGCTAAGACTTTCTGCTTTAGATCGAGGTAAACACCGGTCTGGGTTCTTCTTGTTCTTAGACGTGCCACACTTGCCCGCAATATTGCCTTGGCTGTCAATTCTGACCCAATCTTGATTTACCCAGTCCTTCAGCTTTCCCATTATGACTTTTTACCCTTACTTTTTTTGGCGTAGTTAGGGTCTTTACAGTATTTAGATGCCGCCATATTCGCATAAGCACTTGGATACGTGTCAAAAGTACGTTCCGCCCAAGCTTTTCCTTTGGGACAAATCTTACTCCCTTTACTTTTTGGAGAAGATTTCTTTGATTTACGCGAATAAGACATAGTTCTACCCCATTAACTTTCCTACAAAAGGTGCAATTAAAATTAAAACAGCTAAACCCCAAAGTTTCACATCAAACGCTTTTAAAGCACTTTTGTTTTCAGTTAGCTTTTCTTCAATGCGTTGATAACGAAGATTACACTCCGCTTCATGCTTTTCTAATTTACTTAGAACATCTACGACTTTCATTCTTTCGTTACCACGCTTTGCAAGACCAGTATCTGGCACTAAATTTATCTTTTGCGGTGTCACACGAGTGACGCGCTCTAAAATTTTTTCTACGTCCCGGTTGATCTTTTTTGATGGACATTTTTGAGTCCCCAAACCGAACAAGTTTAATTTCAGAGCCTTTTTTGGCCAAAACCGCACTTTTCTTTGATTTTCCGGGTGTTCTCTTTGGCTTATTATATCCTGCAAAAGTTTCACCTCTGTATTTTATACGACCTGACGGGGTTCTAGTTACGTTTTTAGTTGTTGCCATGAATCCTCACTTGTAAAAAAATGCCGCGCTAGTAACATTTGTAAAATCAACATATATACCAGCATCAAACTTAACCCCTTCTTCAGGTATGGTTAAATCACCAGAGTCATTAGATTTTACGTGTAACGTAAAAACGGTTGTTCCACCAGAACCCCCGTTTTTAAACGCAATAACGCCTGTAGAGGTGTGGCCCATGTAATGAACTGCAACTAATCTAGCGGGACCCTCAGAAACTACGCCGCTGGATGTTAAAGTTTTTGCTCGTATGTCAGACCCTGCCATGACTGCGC